CTTCTTCATCAGCGGAACCGCTTCCGAAGGTAGCAGTTGCTGCGACTGAGTTGTCTGCTCCACCAACCAAAGTCGTTAGAATGTGGTTGTCAATGGTGTCAGCCCTAGCTCTAATGATTCCTAGCTGCTGCCTGTCAATGTTCTCAAAGGACTCTCCTCTTAGCCTTACAGCGTCAAGGAAGGTGCATCGTCCCTGTCCCTTCTCTAGCTTGGTGCTGTAGTTAGCAGTACCAATGCTGGTTGGGTCAGTGATAGCCACATCGTCTAGTGGGTACTCAAATGTACCGACAACTCCCGTGAACCATGTGAATGATAGCCACGGTACGCTTCGTACACCAACAAGGTCGGTTGCGATAGCGATTGTGTTCGATTGTAGCTGGATAAAGTCACGGAGCGTCTGCTCTAAGACAGAATCTCCGGGTGCGAATGGGCCAGTAGCGGCCTCTACGTTTAGTATTTCTTCTAGTGTTTGATTCATATTTTTCACCTCTTAATCTCCTTTATTATCTCACTCAACTACTCCGGCACAAAGCACTGGTATCAAGTCTCCGGCTGCTGGGGTTAGGCCATCTTTGCCCATGTAAACACCAACGAATGTTGCCGAGTTTGAAGAGGTTGTGTGAACGTGTCCGTCTGCTTCAGCAGTCTGAGAAACGTAAAGCCTCTCACCGGTCTTGAGTACGCCGCCTCCGACGGCCTTAATCAACTGAACACCGCTTAGGGGTATAATGGAAACTGTTCCTGTCCCTGCTGCTTCTAGCTCTCCGTCCTCTCCTCTTGAGGACTCACTGATTGTTACGCCGATAGGCTTGTCAGTGACACCTGCTGTTATCATTACCCCGCTGCCGTCAAACTTTACTAGAAGTCCTTTGCTCGCAAAGGTGTTCTGTATGTCTGCACATCCAACTGGGTCTAATCCTCCGTATTGTACCATCTTAATTCATCTCCTTTATTGCCTCGTACTTGTGAGCGGTCATTCTTGACCTCTCATCTGCTGCGAGTGTTTTGTTCCAAGCTGATGCCCACGCATTGTAAGCCTTGGAGTAGACTGCCTCATCGTTGGAAACTCTCTTTCCGTTGAGGAAGTTAGAAACCATAGGTCTGTCCTCGGAAGCTACTGCGGGCTCTACCACTGTCTTCTCGACTGACTCTACTGGGGTCATCTCCACTGGGACTGGCTCTGGGTGAGCTGCCTCCCAAGATGCAATCAAGGTTTCAAGGGTTGGTGTGGAAAGCTCTTCGTGGCCAGACATTCCGAGGTCGGATGCCTTAGTCACAAGTGCCATTCTCTCATCTTCAACTCTTTGTGCCTCAATTGCTTCGTATTCTGCAATTCGGCTGTTTGCGAGAACAAGGGCTGCTTGAACAGCCTCCATCTCGTCTTCAAAGTTTATTTCTGTATTTTCTGTTTCGGTCATAGCAATCACCGTTGGTTGATTCTGGTCAGATGATGAGTGACCTATAAACGTTTGCGATTTTTCTGTTGCTGTAGGTGTTTCGGCCTTTACTTTTTTCTTCTGTATGGTTTCTACGTTTGCCCTGTTGTAAGCAGGTCTTTTGACTAATGCCAAGTGGTCGAATGTAAAATCTTCTCCAAAAATAAATCCATCTTCGGAAGCAGCAATAGGTACACCGGAGCCACCTATAGAAACTCCGTAGCCCTTCTCCTTCCACAAACCATCTTCCATAGATGCAAACAATTCTTCTCTTGTAACTCTAGCTACATAGCGCACATCGTAACCTGCTTGCGTAGTGAAAAATGTTGCACCCACAATATTACCTACAGTTGATTCTTCAATAGAATCCATGCTTCTTGTAAACCCAGCACCAGTTTCATTTGCCTTTGGGTGCATAAGTGTAACGTCTGCTCCCTCCATTTGAGAAACTACAGACCTTGCACCAGCAGGTGTAAGCGACCACTTGTTTTTGTTCATGCCTTCGTGGAATGCGATGCCTCTTATTTCATAAACAATCTTTCCAGTGTCAGCACTAACCTTAGCTTCAAGCTCATCTATTTCTAAATCTATGGTAACAGCTATTCTTT